ACCAGAAAATACTAAGTACAATGCCTTTGTTGAATACTGTACATTGCGTGAAGTTAGGAAATTAGCAACTGCCGACGATTGTTTCTCTATGATAGGTCCGAAATCAGGAGACGATGGTTTAGCACATGAGTGTATATACAACACTATAGGGAAAATAGGAAAGAATGGCTTTGGTTTAAAAATTAAGTGTGAAAAATATAACCCAGAAATGGGATTGGGTTTTCTAGGTCGTGTATTCATAGACCCTGTTAACACTAAAACTACCATTCAAGATCCCTTAAGAACCATTCGTAAACTGCATTTAACAACTAGACATCATTTAATACCATTAAGTGATGCTTGTCTAGATCGTGTTGAAGGTTATGCCATAACTGATCCGTACACACCTCTTATTAGTGATTATGTTAAATCAATGATTAGGTTACATTCGCCTACTGCTAGTAGTGCTGAAATAAGAACCAAACGAGGTTCACGTAATAATGAAAAACCTTACTGGTTACAGTGTGACGGTACTTGGCCACAACGAGAGTCAGATATACCAAAGATGCGTGAAATTATAGAACAACGTACCGGTATAGATACCGGAACTTTGGAAAAACTCATATCTAACATCAGAAATATGAGAAGTGTTGAGGATATTATAACCTTAGAAAGGACCGATGAAAACTATTATAAAGATACAGTTCTTGAGGATGGGTTATGTGATGATCCTGTGGACTCTTCGTTACAACAAAAAGAGTTAAAATTACTTGAAAATGCCAAACAAATTCGAGTTAATCAAGGAGCTACCAAACAATGTGTTAATAGCACTAGAAAGAGCTCAACAAATGGATTACAGCGACGCACCAGCAACAGTGAAGTTGGATCTGAACAATTTCAGAAAATGTCTAACAAGTATTCAAGACAAAATAACCAACGCAGTGGATTCACTACTAGCCAAACCAACAGTAGTGAATTATCTGAAAGGCCTTCAACCTCCAGAGAAACCACTAGTGGATCTACCACGATTACTAAAAGAGTTAGAGACACTCAAAATAGAAAATCAAAAACTGAAAAATCTGGTGCCAAAAGGGGACAAAGACGATTGAATAACAAC